CTCTTCTCCACGCATTAACATATAAGGAAGGTAGCTTTGAGCAAAGGAGTCTATAGATAATTTCGATTGGGAACCTATCAGTAGCATTTGATAAATCAATGCTATAATAGATATCCTTATTTCGAACTAAATCTATAAACTTCCCTTGGTCATTAGTACAATCCTGTGGGATTCTATTAAGGACCTTCATGAGAAAATCATGAAGCGGTTTTAAGGATACTTGACTAAACCAGTCAAGTATTCCTATTACCCGAACTTTATTCTCTTTATCAGCAAAGAAAGATAACTTCCTATAAATAGGAGGTTTACCTTTCTTCAAGATGCTGATTAAGGGAGTAAACTTGTCCTTAAAGTAATTCCACATCAACTTATCTCGAGTACTACCCAGCAATGATTTAATGGGAGAACCTCCAAGTATTTGTAGGTCTTCCACCAAATCATCTGGTAAAGCCTGAGCATCGATATATGCAGACACAAGGGCATGACCATTTGGTCCGGCCTTTGACCTGTATACATCGGTCTTAGCTTCCAAGTACTTAGGGATAGTTGAGGAGAATCGATACCCGAGAGTTCGCCAGAAAGACTCCAAATACCGATCGATACCACTAAGGTCCCCATTATAGGGAGCCGTGATACTTTCGGTGTTAGGGATCTTCCCGGTTTTAAGTGATCTAGTACTAAATAGTACAGTAAAAATCATAGCTATTGCTAGGTATGATTTACTACGTACTATAGGTATTAGGTCACCTAGAACTAACGGAATACCATCTTTCGTAGTCTTAACTAAAGGTAATCTTTCCGGTGAACCGGAAAGGTAATTCATCAAATTACCTCTAGCACTCTTGACGAAGAGAATTAAATAATCTCTTCCTCGAGTGTGCTGGATCTTACCTAATTTAGTTATCAACTGCGATAAAGGTCCTAATGGCACTGTTCCTGGTTTGTCAAAACAAACCAGGATCCAGTTAACTACTTTAATAAGATGATTTGCATTAAATAAATTATTTTTAATGTTCTTCATAGTTAAAGTAGGACTGGGTCCATGGCTATTTGCCACCATGAACTTAGCCTTAAGGCAGACATGAGCCAGGCGGGGGCTTATACCCGACAGGGAAACCTGTGTATTCCTCGAAAG